ATCTTCCGACGACGAGTGGCAGTGCTTTTACGCTGTTTGTTCTGTTTTCGGGTTAGCCCGCTGAAGTAACGCTTGGGCCAGTACATTATCACTATCCAGTCAAAAATATATACTTCACCGCCTACGAGTTCCCTTCTTCTGCTTCTTGCGACGTGCGATCTTACGCTTAGTTCCCTTTTTACGACCACCAAGATACCCTACAATCTTCTTCTGTACATCGGTTGGAACATCGGGACCGGTCCGCCTGTTCTTCACAACCACCTCCGCCACCCCCATGCGAGCAATAGCCTGTTCCTTTTCACGAAGGAATTTTTCGACCTCTGGAACATCTGTTTGTGCTATTTTACGTGCCGTCACTCCAGCACTATTTTTTGCAAAGATGTTCGCACCGCGATCAACAAGTTCTTTCACAACGTCGAGTTTTCCCTTCCAGCTAGCTAACATCAAACTATTCCAGCCGTGCAAAGTATCGGCCGCCTCCATGTTGGCACCGCGATCCAGGAGCTCTTTTACGACGTCAAGTTCTCCTTCCATGCTGGCGAATATTAAAGCTGTTTGCCCGGTGCTCCCACCTGCCGCCTCAATATTGGCACCACGGTCGAGGAGTAAACGCACGACGTCCAGGTGACCGTAGATGCATGCGATTTGCAGACTCGTAAGTCCCCTGTAATCTTTTACCTCAATGTTTGCCCCCAAATCCAGATACTTTCGCACATTGGCGATGTCTCCATATCTTGCAGCTTGGAATAGATTCTTTCCGTTCGCATCCATTACTATATTGCCCTGTTTTTTTACCTACTCGGGGTTCATCTTCATGAGTGCGTGCCTACACGCATTCTGCTCCGCCTGTTTCTTGGTGGTGGAATTCCCCATACCCAGAAATTCGCCATCGGGTTTGCACACGGCCATCGTGAACCCTGCCGCCCCGTCCTCCACCATCTTGTAGATCGGGGTAAATCCCATCTTCTGCTGGCAGAACTTCTGCATCCGATCCTTGTAATTATCGTCCTCACGCAGCATCAGGGGAATATCCAGGTGCGTCTCGATCATGTTGATGACAAAATCATTGACCATCTGGAAATTCATCCCCGAATCAATCCAGAGTGCCGCAATAAACGCCTCCAGAACATCGCCGAGTTTCTCGATATTCTGACGGCCGTGTTCAGGCTTCATTTCTTCGACGTGCTTGGAGATGATAAAGAACTTGTCGAGTCTGAGCTTGTCCCGTGCCAGCGTTCCGAGCGTCTTGTTCCGCACAATGAGTTTGCGGGTATTGGTGAGAAATCCCGGGGCTTCGCCGGGGAAGCGTTCGCACAGATAATTGGCCACCACAGCACCGAGAATGGAATCGCCTCGGAACTCGAGCTGTTCATACGATTCGTCCTGGAGATCCATCACGCCGGCGGGGCAGGGGCCGAGAACAGAGGGTTCGCCAGTCAAGGTTGTATACTCCGACCGCCGGACGTAGGTCGTGTGAATCATCGCCTTCTGAAAAATTGCGAGATTCTTCACCTTGTATCCTGGAATGCAGAGGATGCGGTTTACATCCTCTGCAGTCAAGGGACAGTTCTTGGGGTTGTATGGAAAATATTCAACCGTGCTCATGTGTTTATATATACAGGCAGGGGATGTGAAAATGCGTTAGACACAAATCTTCTCTTTTCTACAAATCAATAACACTGGCGAACCTTCTCGTGTCCCTCCAGGCAGTTCGCCGCCGCCTCGCCCTATGGAACACGAACCTTCCCAGTATTCGTCCGCACTATGCCGTGAAGTGTAATAATCTCCAGCCGATTCTGGAGGAGCTACACAGGGGCGGGGCGGGGTTTGACTGTGCATCCAGCGACGAAGTCCGGCGGGTCGTGTCGTTCGGAACAAAGGGGTCGGATATCATCTATGCGAACCCGTGCAAATCAAGAAACGAACTATTCAAAGTAAAAAACGACAAGATTCCTTACATGACATTCGATAACCCAGGAGAAATAGACAAGCTTCCCAAAGATACCAAACCCATTCTGCGGATTTTTGTGGATGATAAAGGCGGTGTGCGCATTCCCCTGAATTCCAAGTTTGGGTTTCCGTATTCTCGTGCCTACGATCTCCTCTGGCGTGAACCCCCGTATCGTATCTACGGTCTGGCATTCCATGTGGGCAGCGATTGTTCGTCCCGCATTCCCTACGAATCAGCCTTCGATACTGTCGAGAATTTCCTGAGCATGCTTTCGAGTCGTCCAGACGTGTTCACGCCAGAGTTGCTGGATATTGGCGGCGGATTCTCGGGAAGCTCGAAAAACGACGATTTCTTCCGTGAACTTGCTCCCTATATTCTCAAGCGGGTTGGGGGTCTTCCATTCAAGAAAGTGATTGCAGAGCCAGGGCGGTTCTTTGCGGAAGAAAGTTGTACGCTGCGAGTCCCGGTAATCGGGAAGAAACAGCTTCCCAACGGAAAGCAATGCATAACGCTGGACGATTCCGTGTATGGCATGTTCTCCGGGGTCTTGTTCGATGGCTTCAAACCCGACTTTAAGTGTATCACCCGTGAACCGTGGGCGCACAGCTCTCAATTCACGATTTTCGGAAGGACGTGCGATTCGGCGGACAAGATCGCAGAAGATGTGTGGTTACCGGACGATATCGGTGAATCAGACATCCTTGAAGTCAAAAATATTGGAGCGTATTCGTGGGTATCCGCCTCCGAATTCAACGGATTTCCTTTACCACCGGTATCTATACAAGATCCTTCTTCGTGAGGCGGCGGGGAAGACGGCGCTTAGAACCGCCACGCTTCTTTCCAAAATAGTGGGCCAATGTGAGTGCCGAGCCAGCAACGATGGCATCGTCAATCATACCCGCACCTCCACGCTTGAACGTACGACGGCGGCGACGTCCACCCATCGCCCCCTTGCGTCCAAACTTATCCGCAGCATACGACGTTCCCAATGCAAACACCGCATCGTCAACCATTCCGACACCACCACGCTTGGATGTGCGATGACGGCGGTGTCGGCGGCCACCTCCGCACCCGCATCCACCCGTCGGGCGAATTCCGCTTGCCATGTCTGTCTGGAATGTCTCAGTCGTCATTATTATACCTACCCATTTTTTTGGAGGAAGATCGGGTGACGACTTACTTCTTCTGGGCTGAGGTCTACCGTCTCCTTATACTTTGGCTGGACCCAGCGAGAAAACGCACTGAATGCCAAATAGGAGAGGAGTGTTTCAGGATCGGTATTGTCGGCAATACGATGCCCACCGCCATCCCATCGTTTCCATGCACGAAAGACGATAGGACGAAATATCTCTTCTATGATTCCAGGGTATGCGTCTGTCTGTTCCCGGACGATGATGTTACAGAAGGGGCAGCGGGCGGCATACAACTGGCACTGGGGAAGATGATGGGCATGGGCACGCAAAAAATCATCCATTCGTGTTCGTGAATCTGTGGACGTCCGCACAGAACTGGGCAAAGTGGAGGGTTCTGTATTGTTTGTAATCGGCTCTCAGTAAGTTCATTTCACGAAGAACAGCCTCTAATTCTAGAAAGAGAGCACGCAGTTCGTCTTCGTGATCATCAGTGCGCACCCACTCGCCCACTTTGTTCATTCTCGTCATCTCCGTCATTGTTCTCTACACTCATCACACGCTTAAACGCAAACTCCTTGGCGACCATGCCCGTCTTCTTGCGTTCAACGATCCACTTGAAGAGACCATCTAGAGGACCCGTATACCCCGCAATGAGATCCTTCAGCTCCGTCTGGGATAGAGACCACGGCTTACTCCACGTCTCGGGCCGCTGGATCTTGATATACGAGCCGTCGTCCTGAATTTCCAGCTTGTTCAGGTTTTGGAAATTGGTGCGCCGCAGAATATCGCTCATCTCATTCTCTACAAACTTCTTGTCCTCACGGAGTTTGTAGACAGTGGTGTTGATCTCCTTAATCTGGTCGTCCAGGGAACGATACTTGCGCACAGCCCGAACAAGGTCACGCTGATCAATCGAAGTATTCATTCTGGTATGCCATATTTCCGGCTGTAGAGTTTATTATCCGTTTTTAACAATGGATCCCCGTGAAGTGGACAAGTTACGGATCGCATACAACAAAGAACACCCGTATGAACCGCCTGTAAAAAAGGGGAACAATATGTGGCAGGAAATCACTCGGCGTATGAAAGATGCTTGTGATACAGGTGCCCATGCGTGTATTGTCCACGCCCTCGTGAAAAAGCCGGTGGCTCCGGATAGTTGGGCATCGAATGGAACGGAATGGCTGTCGTCAGACGATATTGATGCGTCCCAGGAACACTATGCCAAATTGATCCCCGATTACTATTACACTGGATCTGTTCCCATAGATTTTGATCTACATAATGAAACCGGAAAATGTCTTGTCTCGTCGCTGTGCAGTATGAAGATTTCCGAACTCCACAAGAAAGGGTATCGCCGTGTAGGTATTGTATTCAACACAGATCCTAGCGATGGACCGGGCGAACACTGGATAGCAGCCTTCTGTGATTTCCGTGATCACCTGAAACATCCCAAGATGACGTTCTTTGATTCGTATGCCCAGAAACCCGAGAAAGAGATTCGGCGTTTGATGCTGCGATGGAAAGAGCAGTTGGATGAGATGAAATTGTTTGACGAGCCTACAGAATTATCTTACAACGCTGTTCGTCACCAATACAAGAACGCCCAGTGCGGTATGTACTGTATCTATTTCCTCCACTGCTGCCTATTTGAAATCCCGATGGACGAGCGAGTCCCAGACGATGTAGTGATGATGATGCGGCCGCTCTTTTTCAAATATAAACAACATCGTAAGAAATAATAAGAATGGACACCACCCAATTGCTGTGGGTCATCATATGTATCGCATTCGCCTGCCTAGGTCTTGGGCTTGGGGTAGGAGCATACGTCTACCTCGGCAATATCCCGCCCCCCGATGCGTCGCTGACCAAGCCGCTTGAGGTATACGCTGAACTTACCAAGGGTGCACCCATCGGTTGCCCCAACAAGGATGTCTTGTGTGACTACTATATGGCGGCTAGCGGGTATTCCCTGATCCCAGGAACGACAATCAATACGTACATTGTCACCGACGCCCTCACCAAAGTGATCAAGGGCGGGGCACGGTTGGTGGAATGGGATGTCTATGCCGTCGATGGAAAGCCTGTGGTCGGTCTAGCCGATGCCAATACTCTGAAAATGACGACATATAACACTCTCTCCTTTGAAGACTGCTGTGTCACCATCGGAAATGCGGCGTTCAATAGTGCTGTCACGCCAGGGTACAAGAACCCCTTCGTTCTGTCCCTCGTATTCCATACGTCCGACAATGCTATTCTCACGCAGTGCGCTGACACCCTGAAGATGACGATTCGCAAGTATATGTTGGGATCAGATTACTCTTACCAACGCAAGAATCTGGGAGTCGAGCCGATATGCAACCTTATGGGTAAATTGATCATTGTGAGTGGCGAGCATATCAAGGGCAATGGGATGGACGAACTAGTGAATATGTCCTGGGTCTCGTCCCAGATGCGTCGTATGACGTATACTCAGGCATCCCAAACATTTGATCACGAAGAACTGATCGAATTCAACAAGCGCAATATTACGCTTGTGGTTCCCGATATGAGCACCACCGCCATTTCTAACAAGAATCCTGAAATATGTTTTTCGTATGGCTGCCAGTGGGTTGCTATGTGTTACGGCAGCCTGGACAATGCTATGGAAGTGTATACCGGCGCCTTTTCCGAGAGCTCGTTTGGAATCAAGCCTGATCTCCTGCGTTACAAGCCGACGACCTACAAGACCCCGACTGCCCAGAGTTCGGCTGTATCACTCCAGCCCAAGAAGATTGTTTCACCCATGTACGACTTCACAATAAAGTCTAACCAGTGAAACAAACATGTCACAGGAAGGTGGACGCTCGGCTTGGTTAAAGGCAGTGATGAAAGCTAAGAAGCCTGGCATGTCGCTCGGCGATGCGATGAAAGCTGCGAAGAAGACATACAAGAAGGGAGGTGCGGAGCCCGAGATGGAGGCCGTAGCCGGTGCGCTCGGTCTACCCCCGATGGGCGGTCGCCGTCGTCGCACCCGCCGGGGCGGTGCGGAGGCCGAGATGGAGGCCGTAGCCGGTGCGCTCGACCTGCCCGCAGTAGGCGGTCGTCGTCGTCGCTCTCGCCGGGGCGGTGCGGAGCCCGATATGGCTGCTGTAGCCGGTGCGCTCGGTCTACCCCCGATGGGCGGCCGTCGTCGTCGCTCTCGCAAGGCCAAGGTCGGTGGCGTGGCGTACGGATTCACGGGCGGCCCCTACACTGGCTCCCAGCTGTCCGACGGAATGGGGGCTTTCCCCAGGCTGCCCGATGCGACTTACCAGGGCTCCTCGGAGCTGAAGGGTGGCCGCCGCCGGCGTTCTCGCCGTGGAGGTGCGTTTGCTCCGTCCACGGACGGTAAGCCCGCCGAGCTGCCGGGTGCCACGTCCTCCGTTGCCCCCGATACGGCCGTATCCCCGGCCGGAACTCTCCCGTCTGGAGCGTCTGCCCCTTCTCCTTTCAGCAAGGGTGGTCGCCGCCGCCGGCACACGAAGAAGGCGGGCCGTGGATACTACTAGATCATCGAATAGATATCATTGATATCTGTGTCGATTGGATACCGACGATACGGAATATGCGTTCCGTTATGACAGCTTAGAAATCCCCATTCGTGGGAAAAAGAAGGAACATAGACCTTATCAAATTTTGGAAGTATACCGAACGATCGCTGGAATATCCTCTTACATTTTGCGATGAATGCCCAACTCGGGTGATCCTCACACAATGACACGGGGCCTACATGCATACTCACCGTTGAATTCGGTTCTAGAATTCTGGGAAGATCGGTGAGGATATTGGTATACAGAGCCTCCATAAACTCTCCATCGGGATCGGGAAGATCAATGATGACACCGTCATACTTGGTTTCAATCATCTGAATATACTTGAGAGCATCTGCACAAACGTATTGCGTCTTAGGATCCAGAAGTGAACCACAGTTCTCAGGGAGATTTGTCTTCGCAAACTCCACGAAATCGGAGTCCCAGTCGACTATTGTAATGCTTGTAGTGTTCGGGGATTTGTATAGATTTCTCGCTGCCAGTCCGTCCCCGCCTCCCAGAATCAGAATTTGTCGTGACTGCTGAAATATAGGGCTCGTGAGTAGATAGTGATACCGATGTTCGTCCAGTGTCGAATACTGGATCTCCCCGTCCATGATCAGCATTGTCCCGTGGTTTACTGTCTTTACATACTGGACATGGCTCTTTGATGTTTGGAAGTCCCGGAGAACATCCACAACTTGGTACTCCACTTTCTGGCCGTACTGGAACTTTTCCATTCGCAAACAAGATCGAGCAATTCTTCCAGACAAAAAAGTTGCTCGTTTATTCTTTTACGATAGCTTATCTCTAAACCTTCATTACCACATCGAGATATCCTCCATCTTGCACTCGGTGTCTCCAGCATAAGCAGTATCCACCTTCTGCTTGATCTGGTCACGGTAGTCCACATACGCCTCATCCGTCCCTTCGGGCAGGCGGGTCTCGTCCAGCAGAATGTCCACGAATCCAGTGCCGCACGGGGGCTTCTGCCCGAACATGATGTTGGCCGACACACCCTTCATGGGATCATACTCAGCGGACACGGCAGCATTGAATAGAATCTTCGACGTCTCCTCAAACGACGACTTGGCGAGGACACCGTTGTCATGCATATACATTCCGAATCGGTTGACCGAGACGAGACGGCCCTGGTAGGTCATGGCATCCAGGAGCACGGACAGATGGTGGTAATTCACAGACGATTCCGTGAACACCTCCAAGAACTCATCATAGAGTGCTTGGCGAGCGGCTTCTACGCCCAGAACATCGTAGACTTCGTGGATATGATTGCTGAATGTGCGGGTGGGGTCTACATTGTCACGGGCAAGGAGATCGTAGAGATTGGCGCCCTCAACGTCCAGGACGTGCTGCTTCTTGGAGATGTAGCCGTTCACTGTATCGTCCCACACCAGTTCACGATTCACTTCACGAGGAATGACACGACCTACGCCGTCAATGCCCGTGAGAACCACATCGAGGACACGCTCTTCGAGGAAGCGGAGAGCCATGAGGTTCTTGACAATATCGTCGGGGAAGACGATGCGCATCACGAGCTTCTCGGAGTTGGAGTCGGTGTAGACGCACTGGAGAATGTGGAGTCCCGCCTGGCCCATCTTGTCCTGGATCGTAACCATATCATTGATGTTACGAGCGGCCATCTCCGTCTCGTCGAACTCGAGGCGCATGATCCACTTGGACGCACAGTCTACCGGGTTGGCTGTCGAGAACTGCTGGAAGCGCTGGAGGATCTCACGGTCTTCGCCCACGACCGTCTCGGTAGTCAGAGGGAAGGGGTCGTAATACATGCGGACAGAGCGGGTAATATCACGCACCGTCGTCTTCTGGAGATCACGAGCAACCATGATCGCCCGATCAAAGCTGTCGCCGTCCGAGGATGTCAGGTAGACGAAGTTGAGGGGCTTCTTGGGGCTCTTGGAAATACCCAGGAGTTCCTGGATACGTGGAACACCTTGGGTCGCACCAGCCTTGACCGTGCCGGCAGAGTGGAAGGTGTTGAGTGTGAGCTGGGTAATGGGCTCACCGACCGACTGAGCAGCCAGGGCACCGACCATCTCGCCAGAATGCACCTGGCTCTTGATATACTTGAACCGAACTTCCCGAATGACTTCATCGAAGATCGCCTTGGTGAACCGGTGCTCCAGGATCGAGCGACGAGGAGCAAGGTAGAATCGCAGGAGACAGTGGAAGACACGGTTGGGTGCGAGCCACGGCTCTTTCATCAGCTTGGTGAGTTCGTCCACGATATAGGTGGGCGTCAAGTCCGTCTTGGTAGAGTAAGGATTGGAATACTTCTCGATCACCCGCTTGAGGTGGACAGGGGAGATCACGGAATCCTTCTTGACGTAGGCGAACACCTCCTTCACCAGCATGTCACGATCCTTCACGAGTTCATCAACGAGATCGGGCGACTCGGTGATGGTTTCCGTCAAGAACGGAGTGAGTTCTTCGACGGTGACAGCGAACATCTTGTAGATATCCTCGAGCGTCATGATCCCGAGACTGATGGGCTGGACCTCCACCTGCGTGGAATCGACACCGTCCTCGCCGTAACGGTACTGGATAATCATGCCGCCGTTATTGCGAACCGTGCCATCATGCTCGACCCGCATATCCTCCATGGTCTTCATCATACGGCGCTGGATGTAGCCCGTGTCCGACGTCTTGACGGCGGTATCAATCAGACCCTCACGACCGCCCATGGCGTGGAAGAAGTACTCGGCAGGGCGCAGACCCTGGACGAAGGAGGACTCGACGAATCCACGAGATTCAATTCCGTCATCAAACTTGGTGAAGTGGGGAAGTGTGCGGTCCTGGAGCGTATATTGGACACGCTTGCTATCGATAATCTGCTGGCCGAGGAGGGCTACCATCTGAGTAATATTCAGGCCCGAACCCTTAGCGCCCGAATCGACCATCTGAACAAGGCGGTTGGCGGGGGGGAGAGACTGGATCACGGTTTCGGTGATCTTGGCCGAGATGTCTTTGAGAGCATTGTTGATCTTGTTCTCCAGTTCCTCGCCGTCGGTGCGCCCGCTGTCGTTGAAGAACTTGCCGGCGTGGACGTCCGTGAGGATTTCCTGGACACGCTTGCGCCCCTCTGCCAGCGCCTTAGCTACGAATGCAGTGGTCTCAGGATTAGATTCCAGATCGGAAGCACCGGTGGAGAATCCGGTGAACAGATTGAACTTGGTGACAATCGCCTGGACTTCGTTGATGAACTGACCGCACCGCTGGTGACCGAAATCGTTGAAGAGCACATGGAGCACACCTTCGGATGTGGTGTTGAATGCGCCCTTCTTCAGGAGTCCCTTGGTGAGAACACCGTCCTTGATCGTGACACGTCCGTTGAAGTTCATGAGGGGGAATGCTCCCGAGATGATATTCATGCCCGAGTGCGACTCGTTCGTGCGGACGAAGGAGGAGAGAGGACGGCGGAGTTTGGCCATGATATTCATCGCAATATGTTCGGGGATCTGGATAGCAGGGTTGGAGATGCGGAAGGAACCCGTGAGCGTATCCTGAACCATCTGAATGATCGGGGAATTATCACGGGGGCTCACGATGAGACGGAGAACGCTCGCAAGCTGCTGGAGTTCCGTTTCTGCTGCCACGGACTGGGGGAGATGGAGATTCATCTCGTCGCCGTCAAAGTCGGCATTATACGGCTTGGTGGCGGACACGTTCAGGCGGAACGTGGAACCAGGCAGGACCTTGACACGGTGGCACTCCATCGACCCCTTGTGGAGCGAGGGCTGGCGGTTGAACAGGACATAGTCGCCGTCGATCATGTGGCGGTGGACTACATCGCCCTCGTGGAGATCGATCATGTCAGGGTTCACATACTTGAGGGACATCATGCGCTTCTCTTCCTTGAGGAACACCGACTTGGCACCAGGATACTTCACGCCGTTCTTGACTGCAGCCATCAGGCGATCACGATTGTATGGCGTCACAATCTCGGGCTTGGTGAGGTTCGCAGCAATCTCTTCCGGGACACCGAGTTCGTCTACATCAATGTTGGCATCGGGAGTAATCACCGAACGAGCGGAGAAATCGACACGCTTGCCCATGAGGTTACCACGCACACGACCCGTCTTGGCACCCAGACGAGACTTCAAGGTCTTGAGCGGACGACCCGAGCGCTGGGTGGCGGGACCGATACCCTTGATATCGTTGTCCACGTAGGTCGCCACATCATACTCCAGCAGCTCGGTGTGCTTCTGAACATACTCACGAGACTGACCGGCACCAATGAGTTCACGGAGTTTCTGATTGCTGCGCACAATGTTGATCAAGACATGGGAGAGATCGTCGTCCATCCGCTGATTGTCCTCCATCACGACGGGGGGGCGCACAGTGAGGGGAGGAACGGCCAGGACCGTGCACACCATCCATGCAGGGTGGGAGAACTTGGGGTCAAAGCCGAGGATCTTGACGGTATTGTCCGTCATGCGCTGGAAGCAGCGGAGAACCATCTCGGACTGGATGGGAACGATTTCATCGGTCGCACCCGCAAGCTTGCCCTGGAGAGTGCACACGGTTCCCTGGATCTTCTCAACCTTCTTGATCATCTGGGTTCCGCAGGTGGCACAACCAGGGGCCGCAGCCTTGGCTTTCTTTCCCATGAAATCTACGGACCGTCCACGGATATCGGCCAAGCGTTCCATGCCCTTCAGTTCGGAGTTCAAGTAAACGTCCTCGGAGAATCCGTCCTGGCTGGCAATGTAGAGCGTGGAACAGTTGACGCAAACACAGTTCAGGGCCTTGATGGTGAAATCAAGGAACTGGTAGAGGTAGACGGGTCGGGCAAGAGTAATGTGTCCGAAATGTCCCTGGCACTGGAGGTTGGTATGTTTGCAGGTGGGACAGACCTTGCCGCTCTCGATCACACCGAGCCGGGCATCAAAGACACCGCCAGGAACAGGGTTATTTGCTTGATGGGTCTTGTCGGTAATGACTTCGACGACGGATCGCCGGAGGATCTCTTCCGGAGAAGTGATCCCAAACTGAACGCCTACAATGGACATTGTATTCTTATTAGACTATCCCGTAATATCTTTTTACGATCCGTTCTGTATGAATGTTTCTGGGTTATGAATAACGATGGACGATCTGGTGTCACAAGGGGACATATCGTCATTAGACAAGGGATCCGCCTCTGATTCGGCGGCTTCGGCGGCTTCGGTAAATAAAGGACAATCTACACCTCCAAGACTCCCTCCACCAGCATCGCTAGCAACAGTTGTTGGTTCAGAAATGGGGACTCCATCCCATGCCAGTAGTCAGTTATCTCTTGCCCCAGCTATCACTCCTGCTCTCCCCCCTCCCCCTGCCGTTGAAGCTGCTCCTCCCCCCGCTGCTGCGGTCGCACCTGCTGACCCTGCTGACCCTGCTGCTGCGGCTTTGAAAAAGTTTAAAACCGTGGTGCTGGATAGTTTCCTACATCCGGCCGAAGCAGGTTCCACGAAACGCAAATACAAATACGTTTATTTTGTTATGGATCGCTCCGATGATGCCGATACGGACGTTGTAGCTCCGCCTCCAGAAGCTATGGTTGTAGATGATGATCAGTCGGGAGGTATGCCCGTCGGCAGACGAGGAATATCCCAACCAGGTGAACGTGGAAGGGATGAAAGAGCAGTGAGGGCATCGGAGGCGTTGAGCCGCAGACTTGCAGACAGATCAGTTACCAGACCAGAGCAAATCTTATATGACAAAAACAAAGAAAACTACAAAAGCTATATCGATAACGATACGGATGTAAACGGTGTAAAAACTAAAGACGTTCTAGATAACAGTTACAATGGAGGTATACCTATCAATGTCGCAGAGAAGATACTACTGTGGCTAGGAAAGAAAGGCAAACAGTCTGGTGAAAAATTCCCTGCACTACTTGGTCTGGACAGAAACGATTGGGAGAACCCAGATGCAACTAGGCAGGGTGTCACAGCAGGTGTTAATCCCCGCTCTCCCTGTTGGTTGTGTGGAAATTCGGTGGGTATGGGACAAGCAGGCGTAACAATCCCCAACACTGGTGAACGTGTGAGTGTGTGCAACCACCGTGATAATCAATATGAGTGCGAACACGTCCTTCCTGGCGTGTTTATGCTGTTTCTGAAACGCATGGTAAACGTTAGCCTACCCGTTGCGCGGGATTCTTATACCCGTTTATATGATTCAAGCTGCCACATCGACAACACCGTAAAGGACAATGGACTGTATCTCAAAGCAGTTTGGAGTAACCCCGGTGCAGGAAAAACAGAAGAGACAAAGTTAGTTTTCAGTCCAAACAATGAAAATATCATGTTGGATGTTCTAACGTTTATTCTTTCTACGAGGTTGAGCGATACAACTGAGATTGCGCGTATTGGAACAGGCGACATATACCCAAGGTATCCTGGTTTACCAGACAATCCCGATGGAAACCCAGCAAGAGGGTTTACCGAGCAGCAGATAGAAGATGAAGCTGAAAATGTAATAGTTGGAAGAGGAAGCCTCGGTACGATTGAAGCCGCTGGCAATGAAGCATGGCCGTCGGTGTTGCCTCAGGGAGGTAATTCACTTGCTCCGCCTATGTGTAGTGGCAGGAACGCAGTGCATTTTTACAGCATTTCAAAAAAGGAAGGTGTTCATGTGATTTCAAGATCAACTATTTCAAGCGTTGCTTCTGTTGCAGTCCAAGAGATGGCAGATGTAGTTGCCGCACTGAAGGCTAGTATCACTGCTCCCCCGGGTGTACAAGAAGCGAATGCCGATGCCGAGCGTGATAAAGAAGCACGTGCTGCCGAGCGTGCAATTGCCTTTACTCGTGCTGTTCGCTACAATAACTATACGCGTGCTTTAATTGAAATTACTCAAATCCCTCCAATTCCCGTCATCCCTGCAGCTTCCGCACTTGACTATGGTGCTTTTAATAATCTTGTAAACGACGTAGACTACCCATTCCAGCGTTCAATGCGGTATGTATTGTCAAGAGCTGTTCTTGCCCCCCCACGATCCGCCGCTGCTCCTCCTCCTCCCGCTGCCGCTGCCGCCGCTGCCGCTGCTCCTCCTCCTCCCGCCGCCGCTGCTCCTCCTCCTCCTCCTGCCGCTGCCGCCGCACCTGCTCGCCCTTTGCTTGCTACTACAGGCAACATGGAACGAATAGCCGCACTGGCGTCATTAAAGGCAGCAGGTATTCCACTGGACATTGATCCGGAAAAGGCATGGGCCTGGATATCCAATAGATATATAATCATATGGAACCGGATAAACGAAATATGTGGAATATTGAATAATACCGATAATAACCCAACAATCGTAAATTATACTATAAACCTTGCTACCAACCCCCTACTAACTGCACAGGAAGTCGTTTTTCTGGGTGCAATTGGAAAGATCAAGCTTAAGGTATCAAGTGATGCAGCAGCAGCAGCCGATGCAGCCGCAGCAGCGCTTTTGGCGGAAGAACCTGCAGCACCAGCTGAAGCTCAGGGTAGACCTGGTAAGAGGCGGAGGACTGGGGAGGGAGGTCTTCGCTTTACCATTCGTCGTCGCTCGGAGTCCCGACAGACGAAGAAGAATAGACGCAGGAGGGTGATTGAAGTCAATGTCTAAGGCTGGCGTGCGGCCCAAGCGAGCTGGAACAGATCAGCTTCGAGCCTGATATTTTCTTGACCCAACGTATCTTCCAAGAACTGGATGAGAGCGGCATACTCCTTCCCCTCCTGTTCCAAGAACACTTTCGGTTCACGGATCTTCCGTGTATCCATCCAGTAGAGCATACGTTCCACCATGCGGTAGTAGACGAGCCGTTCCCCAAAATTGTCAGGCTGATTCTGCCGGGTGTACGACTCCAGGCGGGTGGTTGGTGTCGGGGACTGCATTGTTATTATTAGTATTGGAGAGAAGAGGAACCTGAAGTGTTGACGTATCTGGCATATATACCGTCGTATGCTCCACCTGTCCGCATATATCGGGAACATCAAAGTCTGGAATCTTGCCGAACTTATCGTTACACTTGTTCCGAATATCTTTGGGAAGGATGGTATTGGTATCGGATGCCTCGTTGATATCCTGCTTAATGTATTTCAGGAACGTCCCACAATCTTTGCGACCAGCATACGGAAGCACGACCTGTTCCTGGATCTTGCGAGAGATATGGTCCCACTTGGTAGCCGAGTGTTTGTAATCGGATGCCAAGGACGTCCAGTTGAACTGTTCTTGGATCATCTTGATAATCCCGATCCCGACAGAGACTGAGCCAGTGACCATAGCGGTTGTCATAGCTTCTATCTGTGAACTTGCGAGAGCAAGGTTGACAACTCCTACTAGAGAAATCGCAATATTGGTTCCTATATTCATGGCCTTAGAAAGCTTGCTGTATCGTGAATACGCATGGGTGTGCATCCAATTGAACGATTTAGCCTGGTCACACCAGTTCGCCAGCATTCGGTCAATTTGCGGAGTCCACTGGAGACCAGGTGCGGTATCGGGCCCCTCTTCCTTGGTCTCAGACATTGCTTAATTTACATAGGCCCCTTTTTTCCACCCTGGGGGAAGAATGGCTTCGTCGGATTTGGTGCGTGTAGCCAGCGACCGACCTGTCCATTCCGTCAAACGCACGATCTGGGATGTCCGGACATACTTGATGAACACAAAGACTAGAACAATCAAGAGAAGGGTGCAAACAAACAGGGTCTTCATTGTTGATGAAAGGGATTTAAATAGCCCGCCCTCAGTCATATGTGGGATGAGCGGGGATAGCAAAGCCTGGTTAATGCGCGAGTCTTAAGATCTCGTGGAGCAATCCTCAGGGGTTCAAATCCCCTTTCCCGCAGCCCTTCTTAACACCTGTAGTTCAGTGGTAGAATGAGGCCCTTCCAAAACGAAGTGTAGGCTTTGACCCGGGTTCGGTTCCCGGCGGGTGTAACTCTTTTTTTTGAAATCTGGATAGGTTCCAAAAAAACGAATCACAACAATTTTCTGGGGAGGTATAGCAATGCCGCACGTCTACGTCCTCGAGCTTGCCGAGGGCCACTACTTCATCGGGCGATGTGAGGATTCGGAAGATATCAATGAAAAAATTGACGATCATCTTCTCGGCAAGACTAGGGATCCGCATACTGACCGGTATCCCGTGAAGAGGGTGGACAAGATTATCAGGGATGTTAGCCCCGAGGGCGAGATTCAGTGTTACACGCAGTACTTCCAGATGTACGGGATGCTGAATATTCACACCGATCTGAACTGTTATCGGTGCGGACGTGCGGGGCATTACAAGAAGACTTGTCGGACACGGTGGCACCGGAACGACTTTGAGATCGAGGACGAGGCTGATGTTTAATCTCGGAATAGACATAATGGACGTTGATTCAGCTGTACAAACGTGGAGCCCCGGAACTCCCCCTCGTAAACGTTCTCGCCCAGATCCTGCGTCCCCCCCGTATTCGCCAGCGTATGTGGTGAAGGATCTTGATACAGCCGACGCCATCCGTCATGCGGCCGAGGTCACGGGAGCCGAAGAAGGGTGGTCGGCGGCAACAACTGAGCGTGAGAAGAAGGCGGCACTGGAGAAGCAGACGAAGAAGAATGGGAAGGGGCGGCGCCGTGGACGTGGAAAGGGCAAGAAGAGCCGGAAGGCCGGACGCAGGACTCGGCGGCGCCGTGGAGGATACACTCCTCTCCCGCCGACTCGCAGCTGCGATTACAATAGTAACTGTTCCCATTCTGATAACGGAAAGCACAATTGGGGACGGGTAGGCCCAGGCAACTATGTCTGTCAGAACCAGTGCGGCTGTTATTTTGATGATCGCTGAGTGGTAAACCAAGAAGATAGGACGCAGGACTCGGCGGCGGTGAATAAAAAACGGATAGATTTAAATGGTCTGGTAGTAATATAAATAAGAAAACATGCCAAAGTATACCTGCACTCAGACGGGCCAGACATTCTCTCGGAAGAAGGATTATCTGGCACATCTTGAAACGCTTGTTCGGGATCTTCCTCCCCCGCAAATTGAACTGCCCTCTGGACGGCTCGCAATAAGCCTCTTCTCGGGTGCAGGCGGGGACACACTTGGAATGGAGGCTGCAGGCGTAAAAGTTGTGGCGTTCTCTGAAAACAACGCATCCTGTGTAAAGACGCACAAGATCGCATTCCCGAATAGCAAGTGGCTTGGCGATTCGTTGAAGGGAGATATCTCGAAGATCCCCGACGAAGAATTCCAACCATATACTGGAAAGCTATTCATGGTGTTTGCGGGATTCCCGTGCCAGGGCTTCTCGAATGCAGGGAGGAAAGATGTATCTGATCCACGAAACAGGATGTTTCATCAGTTCCTCCGGGTTGTGAGGATCACACAACCTGAATGGATTATGGGGGAGAACGTGGCAGGTCTTCTAACAAAAAAGACTGACGATGGTGAAAGCAGTGTTATCAGCGTAATCCAAGAGCACTTCAAAGAGATCGGGTATCCTATAGTGTTCAATGTATACGATATGAGCACTGTCGGAATACCCCAGACTCGCAAGCGTCTTGTCTTGATTGGCAATCGCCTATCTATTCCATTCCAGCTGCCAGTGTTCGCAGAGGTACGCCGGGGACTACAGGATATTATTGAGCCGACAATGGAAGGTGCGATGGAGACTGATCTGCCCATCCCGCCAGAGTGTGTTGTTCATGTATCACAGGACGCTTCGCCAACCGGAAAGCCCCACCCGTTCCTCGTCCTCAAACATTCCGAGAATCTCATCTCTTTCAGGAAGCGTGATTCTCCAATTCACAGTGAGGTTCTAGATCTTCGCAATCCCTGTAAGACATTCATCTGTGCCTACACATTTCAGCCGAGGCATTACGTAGGACTCCAGAAACCCGATGGGAAAAATTATATCCGATGCTTGACTGTTCGGGAGGCGGCACAAATACAGGGGTTTCCGGTGGATCACCCATTTCAGGGATCGCATGATGATATGATTAAGCAGATCGGCAATGCAGTTCCGGCGGGATTTATTCGGCGGATGGTAGAATCCATGATACAGTCTTGAAATCACTTCAAATCAATTCGTAGACAGCTAAACCCTGCGCCCTTGCCCCATCGCAATATTCCGTTAAACAAGAACCCCCCCTTACAGTGAAACACAAACTTAATATCCTTCTTTTTGGTGACACGAATCTCTTCGATTTCCGAAATTGTGAATTTGGGATACCAAGCACAGTGAAAGTCGCTGTCCACATCCCCATGGATTGTCAGCCAATAGTCCTTCTGCTCCAGTGCTTCGTTAGCAATCGGGAGCACTTCGGCTTTCATAGTTTCCAGAACATCATTGCTTAATTCAAGAGCCGCAATAACGGCTGCGCGCTCCTTAAGGAGGCTGGACCTGGCACCACGTTGCGCACGAACATTCCGCTTGAGTTCCAGACCAAATGGGGTTTTTGGATCGGCTTGGGTTTTACAGTCCTTCGCAAACCACTCTTCAAAAGACGGAGTCTCAGCGTGAATATCGAATTCATCCTTCAGAACTCCAGACTGGATGTATGTCGAATACCATAACTTAGCATACTCCTTGGCAATCGAGTATTTTTCACAACCACCATTGTGAAACTGGACACCTGCCTTCCACGGAGTATCATCGTCTGCGACAGGCTTAAACTTCTTGGATCCCTTGTGTTCCACACCCTTCCAGACGCCTTCATCTGTTAAGCCAACGATACGAACACATATCTCGAAGTCGTAATGGGTGCCACGAGAGGTTCCATTACGAGCACGAGCGTCCACCAGTTCTAGATCCGGAAATTTGTCGGAGAATGCTTTGATAATTTTGAGACCGCATGTATTCTTGGTGTGAATGCCCGTAATGATTGCTTGAATGTCGACGACTTCATTCGAGGCGGCATTGTCTTTCGTGCGTTTGTTCGGATCGCTGAAACTGGACATGGTATATTGATCGTAATCTGCCAGAGATAACTTTACAATCCGTTTTCATCAAAACGGATCCATTCTACCCCAGTATTTTTCGTCTTGAGCAACCATGATCAGCACACACAAACGCACCATCCCTCCATTCATGTCACTCGGATATCACACCCTGGAAGAATTTGACCATGCTACAACAATGGCAGGGGGTCTTGTTCGGCGCAAGGGCTGTGCCATTGGGGGCGCAATCTACGAAGACCTTGTTTACAACACCATCAAGTCGTCTGCTCCGCCTCTAGTTGAACTCCTGCCGAAGGGCAATGCGAGCGACAATACCAGCGTCGACCTGCCCCTCCGATACTCTGGACGGTTCCTTCCTATCGAAACCAAAAAGAAGGGTGCACAGATGGGGGGCACATCTGCATATTATAGTAGGGAGACGTCGTCATTCACAGGGCTGGCAAAAAATGTAGATGACGCAGACCTTATTCTAGTTGCCGCAAGGGCAAAGATCCCCGCACTCAACGCCTACATCGACGCCGCCAGGGAGCTGGAACCAGAAGCAGATATTCCCGGAATGCCCATTACACTCGACAAGTCTACATACGTCGAGCTCGGTAAGCGCAAGCTTCAAGCACAAGCTGCCGCTGAAGTTGTCTACCCCATATCCTTCCTCCGTGACTTCTATAACCAAAAGGGTATTTACTACATCCAGATCGAAGACTCTGGATTCTTCTCGCTCGGCGGAAACCCCTTCAACTTCCCGATCCCCGAGTTGGAGGCTAGCTTCAAGCTTGAATTTCGAATCGGACCTGCGGGCGGAGGCGGGAGGGCTAGACGGTCTGCCGGATACCGTATTCAGGGCCGTCTATATGACTTAAACAAATCCCCCTACTCGCTCGACAACGCTGAGAACTGCACACACCTATTCAGTCGTGACTGGACCACTGCACCGATCCAGAATCTCCCTGACTTTCCGAGCCACCAAATATCCCAGTAACGGCGGAACAGCATTCCCGATCGGCTTGTACGCTTTTCCAGTAGCTTTTTTGTTTGGTTTTGTGAGAAGGCAAGCGGGAGGAAAGGTTTGAATGAGTGCTGCTTCCCTGACTGTCAACCTCCTCTCTCCCTCCCCGTGGCGGCGAAACTCGATATTGCCATGATGTTCTGCCCGCATCGTCGGTCCAAACTCGTCCAGTCCCACGGCTTTTTGGCCCTGTCCCTTCTCCAACTTGGCGGCCTTGGAATACACTTGCTGCGCTGGGTCGGCCGTAGTATCGGGTTCCTGGAGGTGGGCAAAGTATGGTCGGATAAAACATGATCGGCGGTTGTCCCGAATGACGTTCCAGTCGTCCGGGAGATCCTCCGCCCTATCGTTCCGCAAACCCATAATGATGACTCGCCACCGAGTTTGAGGAATGCCGAACTCTTCGGACTTTACGAGCTGATACTTGACTTGGTATCCGACCTCGGTGAAATCCGCAACGATCTTGGCGATAGGATTACCCGGCATGGTGAGAAGACCGTTCACGTTCTCGGCGACAAACACCACTGGTTTCACACGCCGCACCAGTTCAACGAAGGATTGGTAGAGTGTTCCCCGGTCTGCGTCGAACCCTTGACGTTTCCCCGCATGACTGAAATCCTGGCACGGAAATCCCCCAGTCACCACTTCGGCTTCTGGAAACTCGTAGTTCTCGGCAAGCATATCACGGATGTCTCGGAGATGGTAATTGTGGGCCCAGCCGTTCAGTTCGGCGATCTCTTTGGCTTCGGGCAGAATATCGTTCTGGAAGACGGTCTGGAACGGTAAGCGACGGAGATTGACGAACCCGTTGCCAATCTCACTTTCGCTTTCGATGTAGTCGAGATCCACGCTGTGACGGTGAACCACCACCTGCTCGGCGAATCCTATATCCATTCCTCCCATTCCCGAGAACAGGGATATGACACGGTATGTCATCTATCTATATGTGTTGTGCAGAGTCCCTGAAAAGGATAGGGTCCGTTTTTACCAAACAAAACGGATCCGTCCAGCCTCAGTCTTTTTCATGGCATACAAAGATGCCTTACCTACTTCGTCGTAACCAGTGGATTTGGGGTAAGCCGTGCCAGTGCTGCCGGCAGTTTGAGAATGATCAGGCGAACAAGCTGGATACACGGGCGAAGCGTGCGGCCAGGCGGGCGGCTCTACCTCGGAACCCGCCGCCAGAGACGATTCAGGTGACGACGGTCCCGACGTTGGCAGCGACGACCTATTCCAATCTGGAGACGGTTATTGCCCGCATGATGAACACGCATTACGGAACCGGATACTCGCAGGCACCCACACACGATCTTTACGGGTGCATGATCGGCCACGACAGTTACAATCCCTGGAACCGCAGTCGCAATTGGGAGGAGTAAGTGTTGAAAACGAATCATCCAAGGACCAGTCTTTTTTGACTCAAAATGCCATCATTAGCAGTTTATAATGACCAAGTTATCACTCCAGTTGACATCTATAAATTTGATATCGACAAGAATGCCGATTTCAAATGTATCACGTGCGACGGCAGGCTCCAGTTTCGCCAGCAGAGGAACGCAGACAACCACTATACCGAGCACTTCTACCATCCAAATACGGTAAAGGACACCCATGTAGAGTGTGAGAGGGCCACTCTAGAGCGAACAGGAGACACCTGGCACAACATGATGTCGGATTTCGTGAAGAAGGACACTCGTGAAATCATACGGAAAACTGACACAGCCAAGCACATTGTAGATACATATTGTCGCACACACAATAAGGGCATTGAGTTCCAGAATTCTCCCATTGCAGTAGAGGATGTCCGGAGTCGTGATGAGACCTCAGATATTGACTGGGTTTTCAATGTAGAAAACCAATATATTCGCAAGGTAGATATCGGCAATAGGGTTATCTGCGAAATCCCACACGACAACTGGGAGAAGGCTGTAGCAGCAGTACACTCAGACCATGGAGTCTACCTATATACTGGATGTCGGGAGTGGATGTATCTTATGGACGCTGAGAGTTATCGCATATCTGTCGATGGAACGCTTCGAAACGTGTGGATAGGATATACATGCACCTTCGAACAAGTGTGTAATGAAACATGCTTTCAGTGTAACGCTACCCCAGAATGTAATGCATACTTCCAGTCTGTCGAACGAGAACTTAAAAGTGTTCGCATGATTTATGCGAGATGCAAGCGTTCCATGTATCTGATGGACGATATCCACCGTGAGTATGTTCAGAATCACGAGTTTAAGAAGGGCGATATTCTAGCAATACGTTCTGTTGCAGGTAGCGGAAAGACGACCACGCTCCTGAACCTTGCGAAGAAGCACCAGGACAAGAAGATTTTGTACACTGCGTTTAACCGGGCACTTATCGAGGAGATCAACAAGAAACTTATTGAGCAGGGGATTACAAACGTAAAGGCGGTGACGATAGATAAGCTGCTATGCGACATCTACACCGCCAAATCCGAGGAACCGCCAATTATTACTCCTCTCGGACCACAGAACGTTCAAGAATTCGTACCATGGCTTCGTGGAAAGGCGTTCCCTATCCGTAAGGACGCAGTGAAGCTATATTCCGAATTCTGTAAGCAGCCATTTTATGCAACAACTCGTGAATATTGCGACAAAGTTCTCGGAGTAGAAAAGCCGCTGCTTAAGACTCTATGGCAGGAAACCCTGAACCATAATCTCATGACGTTTGAGGGATTTCGTAAATTATCCCTGAACCAAAGATGGTTCAAAGACTACGTAGAAGGCATCTACGATATGGCTATGATAGATGAGATCCAAGATTTCGATATGATGATGCTGCAGATGCTGCTTCGAGATACGACGATGCCTAAGATATTTGTCGGAGACCCGAAGCAGTCGATTTATGGGTGGCGTGGGGCCATCAACGGTTTCAATTTCATGCCTCCGAATGCCCTGGTTCTTGAGTTCTATTCTACGTTCCGAGTGGGAGATCCTGCTTGCGAAATCATTCGGCAGAGGTTCACAGACTGCTGGATGGTATCCAAGAGCAAGAATGAAACCGTGCTCACGAATGATTCCGAAGCACTGAAGGATCAGAATTACACTTATCTCTTCAGGACATGGAGGTATCTTCTCACGACCGCACGCAGTATGAAGAACGTGTATATTCCTGGATACGAAGAGAAGGTCCGTTCAATCCGTAGACAGCATTCTGTAATTCGTAAGGGTCTGTCTTTCGATAGCGATCAGTATGAGGATGACCTGCCGAACTTTCTGAAGGAGTTGAGCGAGGAGGATCTGGAAACGATGTTGTCAGATATCGACGATAATCGTGTACCTCCGACAAAGTGTAACTACAAGCTGTATACGATTCACGGATACAAGGGGCTCGAGGACGACAACGTGCGGATTGCCGGGGATATTGACGTGCTAGAAGACGAGAATCTGTGGTACGTTGCTCTCACTCGGGGGAAGAAGGTGATTGTGGAAGAGAAGAGGAGTAAAAACGGATCCGTCCCATCCCAAACCTAACCAGATCATACAACGATTACAATGGGCGGCCAAACTGCGTTCGCTTACTACGACAACGATACTCATCTCCTCACCTACTGGTTCATGCGGGACATGGGTCCCCTGGAGTTCGCACACTATTTGAACGACCCACTCAATGTGATCAAGGATGTGGCTCGTCCCCTGATTCAGGGTAACTGTCTGCTGGAAGAGTTCAAGAGCAAGGAGTTCCAGGAGGAGAACGATCTCGTGTGGGCTGCCGTGATCATGGAAGGATCCATCGTGTGCTACGATCACAATTACGTCATCATCATGAAGAAGCGGAAGGATTAAGAACGCCGACGATGACGGCGGGTCTTCCGGCGTCCACCAGTAAACAGTCCCGTCCCCGCTGCCGGGTTAGGTTTCGCAGGACGAGGGAGACTGGCGATCGGGTTCGAGACCACGACTGTCGCCGGTTTCGGAGGCTTTCCTCCCCGCCTCTTCCGCCGACGAGTCTTTCGTCCTCCTGGTCCCACAGTCCAAGGAACGCCAGGTGCCGGGGATGCCTGTGCCCGGGCATCGTTATCTAAACGCTGCTGGTCAACTTCTATTTCTCTCTGTCCCATTATATTTATTTTTCCATGGCCCTTTCGTTCAAATGTTGCTACGGCATTGGGAAAATCTCCAGATTCTAAAAAGGGGTGAAAATATATCCATTTAAACCTGTATTTCGGGTCGTCCTTCCTGAGATCCGAGATGTAATTTGTAAGTTTGCTGTCTAACATATCCAGTATCTCTGCACGGGGAGCAGGTGGACGTCTCGTACGCATTTCATCTTCGGCCTCAATCATCTCTCTGTTCATTCGAGGGATTGATGGGGCATTGTCTAACGGCGGAAGACTACGAAGTGCTGCATACGTCAGGGGATACTCACCGCCTGCCCTGTTTGCAAACCGTCGGATAGTCTGTATCTTCCTGAATGCGTTGGGATCATCTGCCCGGATATCACGAACCACACTGACCCAATACATGTCTATCCGCCTCAGCTGTTCCTCTTCGGATAATTGTTGACCAGTACTTTCAAGCCTTTCTTGTTCGGCATCTACCTCCTGCTTCCAAAGGGCAAAGGCGTCCATTACTTTTTATCATGCGATTATAATGGCAGACACGGTTACCGTGACAGGAAGTAAGGTCGACGAACTCAGCAAACTATCCGATTGGTTCGCCGAGCGTGCGGACGAACAGGGAGGCAAGACTGTCGTGTTCCACAAGAAGGATTTCCCTGGATCCAAGACCAAGTGGCAGTTCCTCGTGGATCTTTCTAAGGGTCGTAAGATGGGGTATGTCGAGAATGATAAGATCGTCGTTGATTCGTCAAAGGGATACACTCCCTCAAAACTGAAGAGGGCAGCAGATTACTTCCTCATCGGAAAGAAGGGAGAGGAGCTCAAGACGCTGAAGAGCACCGGATACCTCGGAACCCCCCACAAGCAACGGACGCTCTCGCACGGTCAGAAGAAGCCCCGGGCAGCACCGAAGGCATACGACAGGGGTAGTGAGCTCGAGGAGCGGGGATTTGGCGGGAGGCGCACCCGCAAAAATGGAAAAGGACTACGCACAACCCGTCGTCAGTAAACACAGGATGACGGACGATGACGATATTATTATCTGCGATATCTGCGGAGAGGAGACAGCGGACGCAGACCGAATCACTGATGAAAATTGGGAATACTGCACAGGTCTGGAAAAACAGTTCTGTGGAGTATGTCGAGACTACCGTGAAGATCCGCCATGCAAGGATCCTGAATGCGAGGCCGATGTGTGTTACAACGCACGGACAGCGGAGACCAGCGGCTGAAACAGGGAACGAACGGTTGCCTTGATCTGCGGACGATACTGTTCAATGACTTGTTTGAGGACCGATGTTGTGACAATAAAGATGGCGGCAGAGAAGACGATCCGACGATCAGTTTCTGTGAAGTGCCGGTTTTGCGAATAAGGATTGAACCGCCAGATGAGAAAGATGCTGACGTAGACCTTCACGTAGTATTCGATGGCGGTAAGATACGCCGGTTCAGTTTCTACGAAACCCACGAGGACAATCGCATAGGTTACGTGAATAACAAAGACAGTCCACAGGTAGGCAGATGTGTGCATGTGCCAGAGATCCACCATTATCTATTTACACAGATATTCCCAAGTCATACGACGGTCCCGTCGTATAGATGGTTAGTACGCAAGGTTCTGATTCTTGCAACCCCGGTTCGAGTCCGGGCGGGACCTCCCAGATTCTGTAGCTCACATGGTAGAGCATCTGGCTGTTATTCGGAAATAGCCGACCGGAAAGTAGTTGGATCGATCCCAACCAGAATCGTTACTTCTGAATCTTCGAACGAGGATTTAGAAGTTAGGGTGAATATGTGTCTTTTATACAATGTTTCATTATTATTCGCAACAAGGGGAAGATATATACGTAGTCTACAATTACCTGAATAAGCGGAACCCAGATGCAGTGTTCGTGGAGCTCGGGGGGTTTGATGGTAAGACACATTCTAACAGTAAGTTTTTCGAGGATACACTGGGATTCGGAGGAGTTCTCATCGAACCCACTCGGCAGTATGACACGATGGTGAAAAACCGACCGAAGTGTAAGAATTACCGTTTCGCAATTTCCAACACGCACGGACAATGTATGATGACAGGAGACGATGCTACCGCCGGATTGACCGATTCTATGCCACCTGGGTTTAAGGCACATTGGCATCCAAATTCTGAGTCGTATATGGTAGAGACCAAACCCCTACGGGATATCCTGAAAGATAGCGGGATCTCTCGTATTGACCTGCTCACAATCGACGTTGAGGGAGGCGAACTCGCTGTTTTAGAGACTGCAGATTTCAGTATCCCCACGTATGTGGTGGTTATTGAAATGGACGAGCATAACCCCGAGAAAAATGAAGCCTGTCGGGTTATTCTTAGAAACAACGGGTTTGTGTTTGATCGAAAACTGTGTGGAAACGAAGTATGGTGTAATCTTCACTATCCGTTCATCGATACGGTATACACTCGAGTGGGCACGCCGAGGTTTAAAAGGGTGTTCGATCTAGGAAAATTCTGGCACATCTCTCCACACTGTGTAAAAGAAATAGAAGATGCCCTGCGTGCAGGACGAACAATTTAGATTTAAAACTTGTTCCTCCGTCCAAAGCGGTAACCGGGAGGGAATACAACCTTTGCGGCGGGAGGAGGAGGGGGTGGAGGCGGAGGTGGATTCATGGCTATTATCTTAAACCCCGAACATCTTGAGCGGATTATAACCGTATGCACTCTCCACGCCAATATGCGAGAGTCCATGGACACCTACGGCAATAGACAGAATGAGAACGAGCGTAATGAGCTGGAGAGTAGGTAGACGGCGGATGAAGGAGAAGTTTAGGGCAATCAGAAGACCGCCCAGGAGGAGAAGTCCGCCATTCAGCATGTGAGTCATAATAGACGGAACCGTAAACAACTTTTCCATTGTAATCACCTACTATTTTACTTACGTGTGGCGTAGGTGGGGGGTTTCGGTAGACCCACTACCGGATGGGGACTGCTGTGAACGGCGGATACGCTCACGTGCGACAGCGGGGACACGATATGGGACACGGGGACAACACGAGGGACGCTGGGGAGCGTAACGAGGTGGGTGGGCATGTTTATTATATAGAAAGAGATTTAGATTTAAACATCGGGGGCATATACTATATGTGGCTCCCATATTTCAGTTGGTAGAATCCCTCTCTTATACGCTTTTTGTCCGTATGCTTTGTGAGGAGGAAGTCGGCGGATCGAGACCGCCTGGGAGCACATAAACGCCTCTTTAGCACAGTTGGTTAGTGCATCCGCTTTGTAAGCGGGAGGTCACCTGTTCGACTCAGGTAGGAGGCATATTACTCATGTACGACGAAACCGTCGTAGACGAGTTCGCCGGGTCCTAGATTTCTTGCGGGTGCGACGACCAGCCTTGGGGACCTTCAATAGCACTTCTTCGATAATAGAACGCTTATTCTCCTCTGACATCCGTTCGTCTTCTGGAACGCCATCGGCTTCTTCAATGGCGGATATACTGCTCGCCATCATGACCGCATCAGACAATTCACGTATGAGGTCTGGATTTTTGATGATGTAACGGCGTACACGAGCAAGTAGTGCCTTTAATTTTGGATCATCACGAATAAACTCGTGGGCTTCTACTGTCACTGTCCTAGGATGTGGAGGCATCAGGCTGTCCAATACGGCACGGTTGGGATCGGAACTCAGCTTGAAAAACATATGTGCAATCTCGGAACGTTTCTTTGTGTATCCCCATATCTTATACACTTCAGCAACCAGAGGGTTCAAGGGATACAGGTATATAAACTCTGCTCCTCCTCGTCTGGCTTCGTCTACCAGTGCAGCATGTAGACGCTGTCCTACACCTCCATACAGCTCGTCTTTGATACGCCGAGTAGTGATTTCGTTCAGGTAGATATACTTCTGACCCTTTTCATTCTTCCATTCCGCCGTCAGCCATCCGCAAACAACCCCTCTCGGACTCTGGGAAACATAATGAATATGTCCCGGGTAGTCTTCGCACTGCTTCTTCCAGGGAAAAATGCTCTTGAATGCTTCTGGTTCAGCAGCAAGCTGGGTATCGGCATCACGACCTAGTCTGGAAATATCTCCAGACTGCGCCGTGCAATCGTATCGTGTGACTTTACACGCCATCCTCGTCTTCTACTATTTTATAGCTTAGAAAAGTCCTCTGCGAGAGAGAGTCTTGTGTGTCTTTCCAGTCAGTTTGTAGTATACATCGTGCATCCACTTCAGCTCCTGTCCACGGAGAGCATCCTTCGTCGTGATCAGACTTTCACCGCTGGAATTACGGTATCTCGGTAGGGTCTTGTGTTCGCTCCAGGTAGGTGTCGCAGGAACGTGCTTTCCCTCCTTTTCTAGATACTCTTTGTACTTCTCAACCCATTTCTCCCACGACGCATGCGACTGATCAGTAGGTGCCTTGGGTGCAGTGGCACCTCCACGCTTCCGTGTTGTACGAAGCTTATTCTTACGGGTCTTCACCATTTATATTACTATAGTAAAACAATGAGGGGACTGCGCCTGAAAACAATCAAGCGGTCTCATAATCCGAAAAAGAAATGGGATGCGGTGTTCATGAAACCGAACGGGCAGACAATTACCCAGCCGTTTGGTCAAAGGGGATACTCAGATTTCACCAAGCATAAGGATGTCACACGTAAGAATCGTTACATTGCCCGTCATGCCCGGATGCACGAAGACTGGTCTGACCCGACCCGTGCGGGAACCTTATCCAGATACATTCTGTGGGGCAAGCCAAGTTTCAAAGCTTCGGTTCGGTCGTTTAAGAAGAAGTTCCACGTATAACATCAAGTTGAAAGCTCCTATGCAAGTATTCATCCCACGACAGTGTGTAATCGGATTTTTTGTATATGTCCATCGTGTGATTAAACAGTCGAACATAGGCAAAAAAGATTATCCCAATTACTATGGCAGGCGTGAAGTCCTTCATTAGTTAAACACGTGATGCATTCTCCAACGGAAAAAACGAGTGGCTCCCAAGAGAAACCTTTCAACCTTGGGGGCTGGAAGAATATTCAATGCGCCCGCAATCAGTGATCCTTCGTTCTTGGCTTTACGAGTAAACAATCTCAACACAGAGCTCTTGGCTTTCATCACGGCCTTCACTTTCTCATCGACGCCCATTTCTGCTCTCAACCCCGTCTTGAACTCCTTGACCCGTTTCATAAACTCTTTCTTGAGAGACATAACATCTTTTGCTGCTGCCTTGTAGTCTCGCAAGCCCTCTCTGACCTCCTTGTCCTTCTTCACCTTTTCCATGATTTCCAGACACCGTCCCTCCAGGACGATCCGACCATTATGCCACCAGTCGTGCCCTCCATCATTCATCTGCCCAATCACATTGCAGAGAGGACACGTTGACCGATGCTGGAGAGCACGAAGAAGACAAAGAGTATGATACGCATGGCCGCATTGTAGACGAGAGGAATCTCCGTCCACAATGATGTCGTTAGTAGTAGTCTCCCGGAATACCGGGACACAAAGTGGGTCGTAACAGAGGATACACTCCTCTGTCATTTGTTAGTTTCCTTAAGAACCAATATGTAAGTTCATTTCGTTCTTGGCGGCCTTGGGAACACGACGAGTCAGGAGTTCCGTCTGACGTCCAAACGTCGAAGCATCTTCTACATCTTCAGGGATGCCCTCGATAGCACGCAGCGCATCAGACACTTTCTGCGGCTGGTCAGAGAAATGAAGGAGGAGCTGGGTGCGAATGGTGTTCCGCTTAATGGCAGGCTTGACGGTCCTCACCTGACGAGAGATGGATCCCCCCGACATCCCTTCCAGCTTGAAATCGTCCACCTCGTTCTCACGCATGAACGTGAGAACAGCCGCACCGAGCTTGACCTTTTCTTCAGTAATTGTCTTGATACGCAGTTTCAGTTGGCGGATCTCGTCGTCCATGGCAATCCATTGACGAAGCGTCTCGGCTACCGGCGGCGGGTTGTCCTCGGCCATGTCTTTCTGTTTATACTACGCTTGCGACGTGTAAATCTGCCCCGGCCTCCCTTCTTCTTGCCCTTGGTCGGAGGAAAGACTTTTCTGGCGGAAACTGCAGTGGGTAGAGCAGATGCAGTGGGGGGAGTAGGATCTTCTCCAGCGGCGGGGATGGGAGCGGGGAGAGGAGGGAGAGCGGCAGCAGCCTTGCTCTGGATCTGGGCGAGCGAAGGTAGGGCAGGTGGGTTGGGACCAGCAAATTTGTCTAGACTGGGCAGGGAACTGGCAGTGCTCTTGACCTTTGCAATAGCGCCCTGTAAACTTCCAAACGCCTTGGAAATAGATGTCGAGATCTTATCTGCACGGTTGTAGAATTTGGTTCCCACGGTTTCTACGGCCTTGACACCACGTGACAGTGCAGGGCCAATCACAGGGACCATTCCGGCAGTGGCTTCCAGAGCCGCCGCAAATTCCTTACGGGATATTCCGATCACCATCGCCAGCCAGAGGAACCATAGGGAAAACAGCCATCCGAGAACAATACCTAGAGTTCCTGCGAGAGGAACTGGAATCAGTCCTACGATACCGGGTGTCATCGTCTGGATATTGGAGGCCATCACGGGGAGAACCGCAGCAGTCACATCAAGAGCAGCGCCAATCAGGTCGCCGAATAGAGGGGTGTTCTCTAAGGTATCTAGGATAAAAATGAACGGGATAATCATGCGGATCACCATCTGAACCGTCTTGATGGTCGCCTGGATTGAGGGATTCGGAGGAGATGGCGGCGTGATTCCAGCGGCAGAATCAATTGCGTTTCGGATAGTGGTATTCAGGATACTCTCAACTGGTGCCCCACCCTTCTGCAAATTAAACGGCTGGATCTTCTTGTATACCGAAGCAGCCTGCTCCGGTGTAAAAAGAGGCTGGCCGTCCTTGGTAAACGCACGGCGAATATCCTCAGAAGACTTGAATTTGCCTTTATATAGAGCTTCGTACGCACTGATCATACTGTCCATGTTCTTGGCATCGGCAGTGCCAACATGCCTTTCAACTATTTTTCCAAAAGACGTAGCCGGATGCTTACTTTGAAGCTCCCACTGAACCATTATATACTCGCAAGAGAATTAGAACTTCCAGCGACGGTCGCATTCTAGACAAGTCACGAACGTCGTCATCGGTTCGTCTGCGCTCCTGGTCTGCATCTGGTAGTAATCACACTTGGTCTTCTTCTTACACGAGGAGCAGTAGAAGTAGATGGAGGCACTTCCCGAGGGCGAGTAGAGATGTTTCTCCTTCTCAATCTGCGCCTCAATCTGTGCCTTCCATCGCTTTGGACTCAGTTCAACCACCGTCATTTCGGCGAATGCCGCTGGAGTCAGTTCGCCAGATACGAGCTTGGGAATCCAGTCGGGAGCATTCTCGTAGAACTGGATACACCGACCACGGTAATGATTCCAGAAGGCAACGTTCGCCCACGTGACTTCAATGCCCTGCTTGGCACAATCACGGATACACCGCTGAAGAAGAGCGACTTCGAGTGCGTTGGCGATATCAGAAGGAATCCCAATCTCAACGTATCGCTGCTTGACTAGATCACGGACGGGACAGGGAGTATTCACGTCGTGAATTACCACCTGCTTTGGCTTACGTTGGCGGGTAGGAGCAACTTCCTCCTCTGGCGCAGGTTCCTCGTCGTCGGGAACATCTTCGTTGTCCGACACCTCCTCCTCCTCCTCGGCCGCCTCTTCCTCGTCAGACGACTCGCCTTCGAATGTCCAGCTAGCATAGATCGTCTCGTAATCTGCGGGCTTGAGGTTGGTGTATACGGACGCCAACTTATCATAATTGTCAGCATTGGAGTTCTTGGAGAGCATCACGACGATACATCCGATAAACACCTCGTCCTGAAAGTTTCCGCCCAGAACGTGCTGATTGATGTTATCATCTTCGTCTTCGCACCCCGACTCGGCAAACACGGTGACCCACGTTTCCTTGTCCTGGATCTTGCCCTGAAACTGGAGACCAGGCTGCTTGAGTTTCGTCCTGAGCCATTCTAGAACATCCACCGACTTTGCAGGGACGGTGAGTTCCTGGAGTGCCCCTGTAGCCTGAATCGACGTTGCTAAAACCATTCTTACTTACTTAGTGTTTCTCTCTCGAAAATTACGATCGGTTTTGAATTCGTCAAAACGGATCGGGTATTTCTTAGGAAACTGAGTAGCATATTCAAGTCAAACTAATCAAACAAACAAACAAGATGAGCACGTGGCACGAGAAACTCGCAAATCGCAAGCAGGATCAACTGGACGCAGAGCGGAAGAAGCTGGTGGAGGTGAATGATATCAGCTTCCCATCGCTCACGGAGAATTCATGGGGTGCGGCGGCTGGAGGTGCGGGGGGTCCGGCAGTTAAACCCAAGTTGGCATCGCTCCTGGTGGAGTGGGATGCCAAGGCCGAGGAGGAGAAGGTGCGCAAGGCTGAAGCTGCCGCAGCCGAGGCTAAGAAGAACACGACCTACAGCTATGGTTACAACCATACCAAGTATCGTTTCGGCAATACCCATTCTCGGGATGAGGATACGTATTACGAGGATGAGTATGAAGATGAGCTGCCGCCTATCCCAACGGCCGATTCGTCGTCGGACTGGCGCACGGTTGAGCGTCCGGTCCGCAAGCCCAGGAAGACGGCTGTCGAGAAGATGATGGAGGAGCCTGAGCTTCTTGAGCCGGCGATTGAGGATACGAGCGTTTGGCAGACGGAAGGTGTTTGGGAGCGGGAGCGCTAACTAAAAGACTAGTCCGAATACCGATGAAAGCAGCCACATGACCGCTGCACGAATATAATGAGGAATGATGAATGCAACTACGAAGGCAGTCGCACCTAACTGTTTTCCAGTTGATGTGAAGAACAATCCGCCAGATGTAGCGACAAGAACAAGAACGCTAAGAACTCCGTATATTCCACCCAGCGACTCATACGCCGCCGCCGCCGCCGCTGAAGCATTGTTCAATGCCAGTTGATTTGCCGCATTTTGTTCTTCTGTCGTAGCATCCTCAAGTCCACCTTCCTTTACCACCTGTTTATTTGGGCTTCCTTGTTCCTCCTCATCCCTTTTCTTACCCGCACGACGGCAGCGCATATACAATTTTCCGTCACGAGGAGTTGTGACACCCTGTGCCTGTGCATCATAAAACGTGACTTTACGATCTGCGACTTGTTCTAGCGGTCGGCGAGCAGGTTTGACTGACCGGACAAGTTTAGCGTAATCAGACGGATCAATAGTTACGGTGTTGGAATATACAATCCACGTGACGTTGGGTTGACATGCAGGCCAGACTGTAGTGCCTTTGTAGATGTAGTAGGACGGAGTGTCGGGAATAACGTCCCGGATTGTCCATGATTTAGGTAAAGTCACAGCTGATCCCTGGTCCACATACGGAACGAAGGCATTGAAAAACTTAGAGGAGGGAGTGTCTCCAGGAGTGCTGCGGAGAATGACGGACATACATATGATCTTTCCACCAGGATGACTGAACATACACACCAGTTCTCCTTCTCCGAATACGGATTCCAAGGAATGCTGGGAGGTGGAAAATAAGACCATTGCTTCACACGTGTATCCGTCCCCATTGAACTTACCAGTAGGTTTGCCGTTCTGGAATCCGCTCAACACAAGACCGCCTGCACTGGCTTGGGCATTCCTTACGTATGCCGTTCCAACGGCTGTATCGTCTACGGACCATTCGCACAGACGGTCGCACGGAAGCGAAAAAGACTGTGATAAATTAATTGGAGACTGATGGGGGGCACCGCATGCTTTGTATTCATCGGGCCACTTTCGGGAACTGTCGAAGATACTGGTCATCCCTTCTCTATTATTAGACAGGCATACTTATAAATTCCGAGATTGACTTGGGGTCATCGCCCGTCCATTCCAGACTCTCCTCAAACTTCTTCTTCTGCCGAGTCTGGATCTGAGTGTCGACGGTGTCCCTGAAGTACATAGAGGTGACACGCACGTTGTGACGTGTGTTGATGCGGTAGGCACGATAAATGGCCTGGAGTTCAAGGAAGGGGTTCCAGTCTGGGCTGGTGTTAATGACGTGGTGGACCCACGGAAGCGAGATGCCCACCCCACCAGCCTTGATCTGCAGGAGGAGGACACGGGGTCCGTCGATGAAGGACTGGATGACCCCGATAACATCGTCGGGAACAAACGTGGTCTCGTCGATGATGTTCTTGATCTCGGTCGGTGTAGCCGGGTTGCCGTAGCGCTCCATGGCCGTCCGCTTGGCAGGTGTAGTCTTGCCGTTCAGGACCTCAGTGCGGATCTTGGCCTTGGACAGAGCCTGCTGCAGCAGGTCCAGCTCGGTCTTGAAGTGCGTGACAATCATCGTAGACTCGCCCTTCTTGAAATCGGCCTTCACCATGTCCACGATGTGGCGGAACTTGGTGACCTTGGACGGGTCCCACTTGCCCACATCCTCGGGGTCGCCGAGAACAGCAGGCATCTGAGCACGCCAGACCTTTTCGGCATCCAGAACAATCTGCGGGTGGATGGCCGCCTGACGCTCACGCAGAATCATCGTGAGCTTCATCATGCCCCGGACGTGGCGGGGAAGCCGGCGGGCGTTGTCGGCGATCCAGGCATTGGTGTCCTCGATCCGGCCAGAAACGTACTCGTAGAGCCGCATCTCCTCGGGCGACTCAAATTCGTAGACGTGCTTGTCATTCTGGAGTTCGGGACCGCCATGGACAACCTCGGAGCGGAGCTTGCGGTAGCGGTACTTCTTGAACTCCTCGGCAGGGAGGCCCGGCTGGAGGAACTCGGTGTAGGCACGGATATCGGACTTAGAGTTGTTGAAGGGCGTGGCGGTCAAACCCCAGCGAGATCTGGCAGGGATCTCACGCAGAGCCCAGAAGATGGTTCCGAGGTTACGGATGACGTGGACCTCGTCCACCACCACCCGATCAAAGGCCTGCTCACGGAACCACCCAACGTTCTGCTTCAAAACGGAATGGTGCGTGGCCACAACAGCGGTCGGGCGTCCCGGGGTGAGATGAGTCTTGTTCTTGATGTACTCGATGCAGTCGAAGGCGAAGTTGGACTGGAGACGCAGCTCGGCGAGCCAGCCGCCGACAGTAGACTTGGTGGTGAGGACGAGGGTGCGGGGCAGCAGGTTGTCTCGAATGAGCGTCGAAGTAATGCGGGTCTTGCCGAGACCCATGTCCAGGCAGAGGAACCCTCCAGAGATGATGTGATCAGATTCGCGGGTCTTCATCCAATTGAGTGCGTCGATTTGGTAGGGATACATTCTGTTGGGCAGTCCTGGATTTCTAGCACTCAAACAGATCCGTTTTCTTCTCGTTTTGTAACAATGGTAGACTCGGAGGTAAATTTGGCGATCGCCTCACTAACCTTCAGTGTCCTGTCTTTTCTCGTGATGATCATAGGACTCGTCCTTGTATTCTATCCTGGCCTGCGTGAATCGTTAACGGGTGCTACGAGCGGAATGGCATCGACCGGAAGCGGAATCCTAGATAACCTGAAAATTGCCGGTGTGCTCGGCGGAGCGCTGTCCCCCGATATCGTCCTGCTCATTGGTTTCATTTCCGATATCATGAATCTCAAGTTCCGTTTCTCGGTGACAAGCATTATTGGAATCATTGCTGTGATCCTGCACTGGATTGTTGGAGGGTCTATTTTTGGATTTTCCAAGGGAGTGACGTCGGCGGTCGCATCAACGGCATCAGCGATTACCGCAGCAGTGGCACCTAAGGCACCGACTGCACCATCTTCTTCTTCTTCTCAGATATTCGGAGTAGGCGATGGAAACCCGACGGCTCCGACGGTGAGTCCTCCGGCTGCTGCAGCGGCAGCAGTAGCGGCAGTTGCTGCTCCGGCCAGCCCCGCAGGAGTTCTGGGAGCTATTGCCAAGCCGCAGAGACAGGCAGCAACCAAGAAGCTGACTATGCCAACTGGAAACAAACCCCCTACCCGTCGTCCGGGAAGCGTATCCACTGCTCCCGATATGGGAGAGTCGGCGGCCCCGGCGGCTACGGCTCCAGCAAACAGGACAGTAAGTTTTGCTCGACCTACCCGTGCGGCGGCAGCGAAATCCTCCGATTCAACGTCAAAGTTGGCTGCCAACAAACAGCTTGGCGGCGCTGTTCTCCCCGACTACATTACCCAGAAATTCAATCCTTGTGCGATTCGTGGTCTTGGGTATTTCGATATCTCAGGGTCGCCTATGGGTATGGCTGCCCTCTCTGCTGTCTTCATGGTGTATCTCCTGGATATGACTGTGGGAAGCAAACGGTCCTCGGCACAGGCTGGAGGGTTCGCAGGGTTCTCGGTTGCGATATTCCTACTCAACATCTACGCCTACCGTGAACTCAAATGCGTTGATACCACAACTGTTACTGCCTCACTCAAGGCTGTTATCCTCCCTCTTGCGATCGGACTACTTTCGGGAACGGGTGGATACTACGTTCTCAAAAACAATTATGCCGATTTCCTGCCGCTAGACGGTACGCACTTTGACGACGGAACGGAGACTACACCTTCCCCCGCCAACCGGAACCAGGCGCACTGTCAAGCACCCAATGATCAGGGGGAGATGGTCTGCGAAGCCTACCGTGACGGCAAGCGTGTCAATGCTGCTTAGGCTGGTTCTGGGTAAGACGCTTCAGAAGCGCAAAATAGCCCATCAGCTGCGTCCCCGAATGACGGCCAATCTCCTTGCCGTCATAAACAGCCACCATCGTGGGGACATGAGTAACGTTGTAAGTGGAAGCAAAACGACCAGGATCGTTTCCCGTATCTACCATCGCCCACGTCACCTGCTTGTAATCCTCCTGTAGCTCAGCCACAACTGGCTTCACCGCCTTGCACGGACCGCACGTTGCCGACGTGAAGAAGTAAGCCTGCATTACTCTTCTAGCTTTTCTATGGTTAAATGGGTCTTCTCCACCAGTTTATATGCGACTGCTCCATGAATCTTGGCCTTTTCTAGGTCATACGCCTTGGACTGTAGGGTCTTTTTGAGAGCAGTGATCAGAGCAGTTGACAAGAATTTCTGATCCAATGAAGCCGTGTTGGCTAGAATAGCCTTCACGAGTTCAGTTTCTGTCACGGGCCCGCCCATGATTTTCAGGGGGATGCCACCGAGGACATCGTCTACGCTTGTCCCAATGCGCACGACCTTTTCGGTAAGATCAGCGGGGCGAACCTCCTTGGACTGAGTCGCCGCCTTGTTGGCCAGCTGATCGGCAAGATCGTTCCACTTGCTGTCTGCGTCCTCACCCCCTGTATGTGCCTTCACATGTACGAACTGGTGGACAATACCTTCCAGTTCCTTGAGAATCTCTTCTAACAGGGTTCGGTGAACTACCGGCTTTCCTGCGGCGGTCTTCCAGTCCTTCTTCCTCCACCCCGAAACCCATTTTGTCAGGCAATTGATAGAGTATTCGGAATCGGTGCAGATGCGGACAACCACGCCCGATACGCTGCGCTGTGATTTGAGCCCTCGGATTCCCTCCAAGATGGCGGTAAGTTCTGCTGTCTGATTCGTTTGAGAATCGTCAGGGGCAAGAGGACGGCCAAAC